CAACTTTGATAGCAAATGATGAGAATTCTTCAATGTCAGATACACTATATTTGAGATCTTGATATGCAGATTGTTTTTCAACAACACCTGATATAGTATTTTCTGTAGTTGCTAACTCTAAAGTATCAGGTTGTCCGTTACCATTAAATAATACCCAATCAATATCTTCAAAATTTTCTTGACTAGATGCTTTCTTAAACTTATAAAGAACTTGAATATTAGAAATATCTTTGACATTTGCCATTAGATGTACATCAATAGCAGTTGCAGGACTACTAATAACAACTTCTTTAGTTACATACTTAGCTACTGCAGAACCATTTTTAGATGTATCCTCAGCAACAAAGTCAACACCGTTAGTATAAGTAATTTTACCTACTTCTAAATAATTTGCTTCTTCATCTGGTTGATTAGGATATTTGATAAAGTCTCCTACACGGAAGATGTCTGCAATCTGATCACCAACAACAGCATTTCTATTGTATAATGCATTGTCAATAATTCTTTCAGTGTAACTATCATTGATTGGATTGACATCAACTCTAGCAGTTAATTCTTGAGTCTGAGAATTCCAGATAACTGCTTTACCAGTAATAATATTGTCATATGTCTCAAGAATTACAGATGGATTTCTCGCTACAATAGTAGCACCATCATCAATAGATGCAAACACCTGTGATGGATTAGAGTCAACGCTAACACTTGTTAATGAGGATTGATTACCCAAAGAAACAGTTTCTCCTTTTTGGAAGAACTGACTTGTCTTAACTCTTACATAAACAACATTACCATTTACTCTTGCAATAGTTCCAGATGTTTTAGAAGTTTGTCCTTCAATACTTTGATTAGCTTGTATTTGTGTTCCACCGTTACCAGCAAGTTCAAACTGATAAACTGGGAAGAACTCAACTATCTGATCTCTTCTACCAAATCTGTTCTCCTCTCCTTTTGCATTCTCTATTCTATTACTTACTGTTTTTACAGATGCACTAGAAAGATCAATAATTGGAGAAAGATTACTAGATGTAGAAGATAGTTGCATCTTATAAGTTAGAGATCTCTGTAAGTTGTTTAAGGTTTCATTGATCTCAGAAGCAATCATCTTCTGGTTTGTAAAGTAGTGTGGTTCATTCAAGAATGTTCTTTCATATTCTGCTTGTGAATATGAAACATAGTTTGTTGTAGAAGAATCCACAGGAACTACGTTCGTAGTTTTCACAGAAACATCTAATGTAGTTCCTGTAAATGTTAGATAATGAATTTGTGGGTATAATGTCTCAAACTTTCTATTATAACTTGCGTACACAGAAGTTCCACCACCAAGAGAGTTTCCTGCAGCTTGAGATGGTGAAAGAATATTGTAAGAATCAATACCAGAATTAGTTACTTTAAATAGATTACTGTTTATTATGGAAGCAGTAATACCTCCAGTCTCAACGGCAGTTCTATAGAAGACATATGACTTACCACTATCTTCAAAACCATTATCTCTATGATTTACTTTAACAACAGCATTGTTGTTCTTGAATAAAGTAGATGTAGAGGCAGAATTAGAACTTGCATTTGTTTCAATTGGATTTGCGTCCAAGAGTTCATAACCAAGATTAACATTCTTAAGAAGAAGTTCTGCAGGTCTCGTTGTATTGAATTCTGCACGATATAATGTAAATTTAAGATCTTCAAATATATCCTCAGTCCAACTCTCAGTATTTTGTGATCGGTAAACCGAACCTAATGATGGTTGGGTGGTAATAACCGTACTTGTAGCAATGTCAGTTTCACCAAGTTTAGAAACCCAAAGCTCATAATCAGTAGAGTCTGTTTCTATTACTAATGCATATTCAGTATCGTTCTGTAAATAAACAGGATAATCAAATGCAAAATGTGTAGGTGTTGTAGAGTTTGTTACCTCTCCCGCATCAACGGATACACCCATTCTAACTGCTGGTGTATCTATTTCTATAAAGGTTTGTATTTCACATCCTCCAGCACCATTTCCGACGCCTTTCACAACAACTGATGGTGCTTCTGTGTATCCAAATCCAGTAAGTGATATCTCAGCATTGTAAATCTGACCACCAGAAACTTCTATACTTGCTGTAGCAGTAGATCCGCCAGGTAATTGTGGACTTTCTATTGTTAGAATTGCACTGTCATAATTTTGACCAGTATTAGTAATTCTCATTCTAGAAACTTTACCACTGTCTTTTGCAATAGCAAGAACAAGATCAGTATTGTCCAATGCATTTTTTTCTGTAACAGATGGAATAATTAAATCTTCATTCTGTACAAAAGATTTACCATTATGATTACTAAGAACAATAGTATACACTTGTTCATTGGTTAAACTATATCTACCAGATGCAGTAGCTACCAATTCTACATTATTCTTATCAAATATTTTAAGAATAGGACCTGATGCAGATGAAGATGCACCAGTTACATTTTCTCCTTTAAGAACTGATACATTTCCACTAGCAAAACACTTAAGGAATGTATTTGGAGAAAGAGTTTTTTCAGAACCAGGTACAATGTTCTTAGCAGGTTTTTCTGCATCAACATTAGAGATGTAAGCTTTGACTGGAATATTAGTGCTCTTCTTACTAAAGAAAAGATCAACACCAGTTACAAAACATCCACCATCTAAATTTTCTACTTTAAATGTTTGTGCAAGAGGATTAGGTCTTATAGGATTATCAGTATTACTTTCAATTAATTGAATACCCTCATTAGATTTAAAGTAAGATGGTTTAGTAGAAACAATACTTGAAGGATTCTCTGGAAGAATACCTGTAGCATAATACTTAACCTCTGTATAACTATCAACTTCCTCTTTAGGTGCATTGGTTGCGCTAGATGTAAATCTAAATGTCAATATACCAGAAGTAATTGATATTTCTTCAGCAGAAGTGTCATATGGTAAAGTATCTACATCACCAGTCCAAGTTGCATTTTCAGATGGTGGTAGACCAGCAGGAACAATGATCAATCCACTAGCATTACCATACTCATCAGTGGTTATTTCACCATTAAATGCTGATAATGAGTTTCCAGCAATACCAGTAAATCTTAGATCAGGATTCACCCAACGACCAATATCTCTTCCCTCCAAGAAAACATACATTTTTGTATTGGGTTTCATTCTCTTGATCACATATCTTATAGGAACACTTCTAGCAAAGAAAGCTAAAGAAGTTGAAACTAAACTTTCACCAATACTCTTAGTTTGAATTCCTTTTCCTACCTCGTTGTTTTGAGGACTGATATTGGAAGAACTCGCTACAGATGCACTAGCAACAGAAGTTGTAGCTTGCTGTGTATTAACTTGACCTAAAGAATTAATTGTAGTGAAAGATGTGGATGTTCCAACCCAGTTAACCACAAAAGAATTAAATAAACTTGAAAAACTTTCTTTTACATTTTCTTTTGCTAAGAATATGTTGAATAAATCTGTGTTAGTATCTACTACTAATGGTTCTTCAGATTGATCATACCAATGATCAATAGAAGGAGAAATCTCTCCATCACCAACATATTGTAATACAACAAATGGATTTGGATTTAAAGTCTTAGATGCAAAATCATTACCAAGTAAATTTAATGGTGAGTATGGTAATGTTACCATATGTCCTGATTTTTGATATCCAGAAACAGATCTTTGATCTTCTCTATTATTAACTTCTTCCAGATTTACAGAATCTTCTTTTGCTTGAGGACGTAGGACACTTTGCTGACTGTCCACTGAACATCTATAATCAAGAGATTGTAAGTTACCAACTTTATGTGCCTCAAAGTTATCAACAAAGAATCCAGACTTAAATCTGTCTAGACCAATCTCATCCTTAACTTGCATGTTAAGTGCTTGCTGTTCTAGTATGCTAAGTGTTGTATAGTATTCTAGTCTCTCAATACGTTTCTCTAACTTACCGATATCACGCATTGTGTAGCGACGATTGTCTACAGGTGTGACTCTTACATCTTTAGTTGTCTTTGTAAATGCAGGAATATATGCATAGAAAAGAGGTACAGCATCATCAATAGGATCTGGTTTAGATGGGTTGAGTGATGAATTACCTTCTTTGACAATAAATTGTCCTTTCTTATCTAAGAAAATACCATCAATACGATCTAAGTATTGAATTTGACTGAATGAGAATGTATATTCTAAATTCAAATCAGGAGCTGGTGTACTAGAAACCACAGCACCAGCACCAGCAAAAGATCCAACAGTAGTCTCAAGAGAAGCAATATTAAGGAAACCAGGAATGATAGCACTACTGTCTACCTTGGGTCTAAAATCAATTACGTTCTTAAGTTCTAAGTTTCCATGAACTGAAGAGTTGAAAGATGGAATTTCATCTTCTGGAACACCTGCTTCATGAAGATAACTATCAATTGTACAGAAGTCTCCTTGAGATTGCTCAAAGTAATCAAATGCAATTAATAGTTGACCAGCAGCAGGTTCAAATCCTGGTCTTAGAACAATACGAGAAACATCATATAATGTATCTCTCTGACCGTTATCAAATGAATATCTAGCTGTAACGTCAGTTCCAGATATTAAATTACCAGCAGAATCTACATTAGGTGCTTGAGATGAAGTTCCCTCATAAACATATCTTAGTTTGAAAGCATCTGAATATGATAGAGTCTCTACAACATCTGTGTCATAATCAACTCCTCTAAATGGAACGATGCGATCACCAGCAGAAGCGACAACAATTCTCTTATTTTTTACAGCAGTTTTAAGTCTTGGTTTTGCGTTTGTTACCTCAAGAGTTGATGTAAGTTTTAACTTAGGGAAAGTTCCATTAGTAGGAATAGTTCCAAAGTAATTTGATGGTAACTGTAAACTAATACTACCTGATGTTAGTCCACTAGCAGTATCAGTAGCAGATGTAATTTCCACTGCATCATCAGAAACATAAATGATATCACCTTTTACAATGTCAGGTGCATCGCCAGGATCTAATACAGTAATAATATAATTCTCTTCACTAAACGCAGCAAATCTTTGTGTACCAAATGGTAACTGTGCAGCAAATGTAATTGTACCACCACCAGAAGATGCAGTGGTTACAAAATCTCTACGGAAGTAGTACTTAATCTTAGTATCATCTCCACCAGCAGATATTTGAGATACTTGTTTGCTACCAGTTGGGAATAGTAATGTACCAGAGTTAGTATTTGCTACCTTAGGACGTAAACGTACAATACTTGTATTTGTAACACCACCAGGTAAAGCTGTATCTAGATAAACTCTAGACTTAGAAGATCCTTCTTGTTTTGTTGCATACTGAACAATAGATCTAACGAGATTATTATTATCATCTGAGAACTGTACAAGATCTCCTTGTTGTAGTAGAACAGATGCATCAGCACTAAAACTAGTAGACTCAATAAAATTAGTTCCTTGAGTTCCAAAGAACGTAAAATTAGTAACTGATTTAATTTCAGAAAAAGTCTGACTGTCTATGACTACATCTGCAGAAAAAGTATTTGCATTTCCAGAACCATATTCACAACCAATTGATTTTACATTTTGTGGAGTATATGTTGTAACTGTGTTTCTGAATAAAACAGGTACAACAGCAGCTGCAGAAGCAGGTGTAGCTGCTCCATCAGGATTTTTTACAGTGACAGCAGGAGGTTGAGCATATTCAACGTTTACTGCTCTTCTATTGATAATAGTTGCATTGTAAATATTACCAGCGACATTCTTTCCTATATCAATTTTTGAAGCATCAAATTCAAGACCATTAATTAATAAAGAACAACCATCGGCATATCCTAAACCCCTATTCTGAACAACAAAGTGAGAGATTGTATTGTCTTTTGCAATTTTTACAGTATTACCATCCTCATCTCTAATTGTTTCACCAGATAAGAATTTACCAGATAGAGTTTTAACGAACAGAATTCTTCCTGTACTGTAAACACCAGCAGATGATCCTTCTACAACTCCATATGCATTACTGTCAAGACCAAATACATATTTACCTTCATCAAATGAACCAGCACCAGCAGGGATGCTTTCTAATATAATTTTAGTGAAAAACTGAGGATCAAAATAAGAATAACCAAATGTAGAATTATATGCAGCTGTTCCTGCTTCTAAACGACCTTTAGATAAAACAATATCAGAATCTGCGTCAAATCCAGATCCTCTCTTTTGTAAGAATAAATTACTTGGTTTTGTTTTTCCAATAACAGGAGTAATAATTTCTGAGTAATCTACAATAAACCCAAACTCATTAGTTCCTGATAAAGCATCAGATTCTGTTAAGTAAATTTTTCTTTTGTATTCTTGATCAGATAAATCATATTCTAATGCTAATAATTCTAATTCACTTTTATTACCAAAAACTGTAAGTTCTAAGAATTGAACAGATACTGATGAATTGATAAGTGGTTTATTAGTAGTTGCAAAAGATAATGTTTTAAAAGAACTAGTAGATGTTGGTGTTCCAGAATCAGATCTAGATTTGATATAGAACAATTCACCAAATTGAGTTTGGAATGTAGAATCTGTTACTGCACCAATCAACGTTGTAGTGTTAGTAATCTGTAATGTGATAGTTTTAATTCCATCATCAACATTAAAAATCTTACCTCTTCTATCAATAGTCTGTCTGTGATCAGTTGATAGTTCTGTATTGTTTAAACCAATAGATCCATCATTAAATGTAGAATATAAGAATACATCAGGATATGCAGTTAACTCAGATCCTTCTTTGTTCAAAGGAACACTACCAAACATGTTAGTAACACTGTATGTTGGTAGACCTTTACTCTTGAGATTTACATTATCACTAGAAAGACTTTCTCTTGCTTTATTAATTTCTAGATACTTAGTTTCTTTATTAACAATCTCATAACCTTTAATATATGCTTTACCAGGACCGATACTGGCAATCATTTTTCTTGCAGCTTCAGAAGCACTCTTTCCATTATATAAACCAAATTCATCAATACCAAAAATACCTCTATTACCATCTTTCTGCGCAAACTCTCTAATGTCTACAGAAAAATTATCTACAACATAGTCACCAGACTCATCAAAAGTTCTACGAGCTAGTGTCTGTTCTAATACACTAAAGTCTGTAGATGAAATTTTACTTTGTACTTGCCCTCTTGAAACTGTAAGTAACTGAATAAAGTTCTTATCAGTAATTGCATTAAGAGCAAACTCTTTTAACTCTAAACTAATTTTTAATCTATGTGCGCCAGGTGCAGTGTAATTTGCAGAACCTATTGCATTATCATATAAACTTGCTTCTTCTTCTGGTGTTACAATTTCTTCTTTGATTGTGAAACCAACTTTTGCAGATGGTTTATCATAATATTCATCAATAACTAACAATGCCTCTTCATTACGAACAAAGTAACCATTGACAAAGTAAATACCTTCTTCTACTTTTACAGCAGAACCAAATCCCATAGCAGGACTTTCTAACGAAGTTACCGCATCTGTATCAGGATTTGTAATTTGAATACTAGTAGGAAGAACACTACCATCTGTACCTACTACAAGTAAAGGAGTATTGACACCATCAACTACTTCTAGAGTCTCACCCTGTCTAAAAGTAGACTCAGTATTAGAATTACCACTATTAATATAATTTACAAATAAAGTATCAGCAGAAGACTCAGTTGCTAATTTTGTTGATAAGATAGTTGCGGTAACACCAGAAGTAAGACCTTGAACCTGTTGACCTACTAATTGAGTTATATCATATTTTTTATAAACAATATCATCTCCTTCAGAGATAGCAACCTCAGAAACAGATGATAATTTAACGTAATCTAATTTTGTATTAAGACCTACTTCGCCAGGAATTACAAGCTCACCTTGCTTGAATGCATACTTTCCAAAACTCTCAAGTTGGTTTTGAAGAATAGATTGTACTTGCGTTAATTCCCTACTTTGAATAGAGTAACCAGGACGAAATAGAATTTTATAAAAATTCTTATTCGCGTCAAAGTCCTCATAATAAGGATTTACATTTAGGTTTGTCTTCTGAGGCATCTTACTTCGCCAAAAATACTAAGTATCTAATCTTTAGTATTTAGCGCAGTTTCTAGAATTCAATTACTAACTTGATATCTTCAATCTGGTCAGGAGCACGAGTGATTAGTCTTCTGTTCTCAACATAGATGACATCACCAGAATTATTTTCAATTTCAGGTGCTGCTAAACCACTTGCAAAAGTGACACCTAACAGGGTAGAACCATAAGAAGTATCTACAGTACCAGATGCAGTAGATTGTTCTCCACCAATAGCATTAGAACCATTTGACTCAAATGCTCTGACAATACCTTGGTCAGTGTGAGCATCGTTTGTTTGGATGTACTTAAGAACACCAGCAGTTGTAGAACCACTATCTAATGTCCATGATACAACTGTACCATATGCTGTACCACCAGTCACAGTTTGAGTAATTTTTTCGTCAACTGTGTAATCTGCAGTAGCACCTGTAATTTTAACTGCTTTTAATCCAGATAATGTATCAGCAGTTGAGAATGTTGTTGTCCCCCAGTTGAATGGGTCAGCAATAATACCAATTCTACGGAAATCGTTATCTACAGGGAAATCTCCAGAACCTTCTGAATATGTAAGACGAATGTTAGTCATAACACGCTTACCATTTAATTCTGTCTCATGATCAGAACCATGTCCACCTTCAGGAGGTAGAACAATTTCAAGAGCTCCAACAGCAGAAGCACCAGTTGTTACAGCAGTTGATAAAGCAGCATCAGAGAACAAGTTACCATTAGATAAAAGAACATTAGCATATGTGTAACCTGATCCACGAGCTTGAATCTCAGCAGATGTTATTGTACCAGCACCGTTTGTTGTAAACTTAACAATACCGTTTGATCCATCACCTTTAATACTTGTGTATAGATCCTGTGATGCAGGAAGTCCACTACCAGCATCTTCAACAAGAACAACATCACATGCACCTGCTACAGCTTGTGCTACAACACCAGTTCTAGAGGTGTTAGCAGGAAGAACGATAGGTAGGAAGTCAGAAGAAAGGAACTTAAGAACATCATCTGTAGGAATAGTATACATGTACTTCCAAATATATCCTGCACCAGTTGTCTCTGTATAAAGACCAGTAGCAGAAGCGTAGTTAGGACCTGCAGTGGTTGGTTCTTCAGTTGCACCTTGACCTGTGGTATTACTAGGATCTTCTCCGTTGTAAAGACACTTGAATACTTCATATGCAGAGTTCATTACGTAGAACTTAGCATCTGCAATTGAGTTTGCACCTGTTGCAGTCTGTTTACCAATTTGACCACCGCCACCAGGTGTAGCTGCATAGTCTGGTTTCCAC